TTCTCTATTTCGAGCTCTAAGCTCACCTTCTTTTAATTTTATTGTTGCATAGTTATTTACAGCAGGGCCTATTGCTTGACCAAATACTTCAAGTGCTCCACCAATACCAGCTTTAGCTGTAGTTCCTGTTAATAATCCTGAAGCAAGATTAGCTAGGAATACAAGATTAGCTTGTGATCCTTCACCTTTAAATATTTCTTCTTGGTATTTTTTAGCAAGTGCTATTGTTTTATTAAATTCTACATCGTCCGATGGGCCACCTAATGCTATTTCATTAGTTCCTTGAGCCGTGCTTTCAGATTTTTGTGCTTTCTTTTCTGGAGCAGTTAATAAAGCTTCTGCTTCTCTTCTTTCTCTATCCTCAGATAAAGTGCTTGTGTAATTAGTAATTCCATCTTCACCTGGAGGCGTTGGAGTTCCAGCACCTAATGAATTTTCTTGTACAGCATCTAAATCAGCTATATCCTCTGAATTAGCTACGTTGTCCTGTAGCAGTAGGTCGCCTTCAGCTTTTAATGTTTTTGATTTCTTTCCAAACCCAGTTCTTCCTGAACCCGGTCCTGATTTTGGTGCTGCTGATCTTTTTGTTTCAAATTCTTTAGGTCCTTTTGGTACAAACTTACCAAATAATTCTTGGTCTGTTACATCCATGTAACTAAATGCTTTATTTCTTTGTTCTATTTCAAAAGCTTTTCTCTCTGCAGGAGACATTGCATTAATTTTTTTTCTTAAAGCAATTCCTGCATCAACTCTATTTTTTACCCCATAAATACTAGCACCAATAACAGCGCTTGGTACAAAACCTAAACTTGCTAAAGCAGGTAACGCTCTTGTAGCAGCATAACCTCCACCTAACCCAAACGCTGTTTTTCCAACAGGGTCTTCTATACCTAAACCTTGTGCAACTTTTTCACCTGCAAGGTATCCGCCATATGCGGGTAAATTAGCAATTCCTTTACCGAATCTTACTATTGGGTTTCGCATAAAATTTTGCATTCTAGTAGGTTTTGGTGGACCAAATCTTTGTGTATTAACTGGTGAAAAAACACCCTGTCCTGGAATAACTCTTGGTGTAGGTGAACCAGTCGATTGTCCTACCATAATTCCTACGTTTGCATTAATAGTTTTAAGCACACCTTTTCTAAGAGCTTCTTTACGAAACATAGGTCTGTTTAAAACTTTATTAAGCGACATAAATCTCCTAAGTACTTTGTTGCGGTTTCATTCCTTGAAATGCTGTAAACGCTCCTATACCAGTACCAACTGCTTGTGCAAACGGACTTTGTGTTGGAGCACTTCCCATTGTAACTTGTGAAGAAGACTTAGGTCCTGCAGCATATAAGTTAGATAAGAACTCAGCTCTTTGGTAAGGTTCGTATTGTTGTTGTAAAGTTGATTGTCTTTGAGCATCTAATACTTGTTGTGCTAGTTGTCTTTGCACACCACCCGCAGCCATCAGTTGTTGAATGTCTCCTTGAGCCATTTGTTGTTGTAATTGACCCATTTGTCCAAGCTGTTGACCAGCTCTTAAACCTATTTGTTGTTGGTTTTGAGCAGCACCTAAAGCTGTGTTAAAACCTTGAGCTTGTGCTTGACCCATGTTAGATAAAATTCTTCCTTGAAGTTCTGCTTGTTGAACTCCCTCTCTACCACCACCAAAAGCTCCTGCTCCTACAGCTGTAGCCCCTAATTTGTTTTGCATCATTTGTCCCTGTCTACCAATTTCATTAGTAACATAAGATTGATAAGGATTTAAATATTGTGATATTTGTTGAGCACCTACAGGAGCTGCTGCTCCTTGAATAGTTGATATACCTTGGTTAACTGACCCTGCACCAACACCTGTAGTTTGTGCTGATTGTATACCTTGTTGTTCTAAAGAACCTAACCCAGCTACTTGATAGTCTGGTAAGTTAATAGGTTTTTGTGCGACTTGTCTCGCAATGTCCATCAACTCTATTTTTCGTTCTTCAATACCTGGTGCTTCTCTAACAATTTGTGTTTGTGTTGCTGGAGATGCTGGTTGCGATCCTCCTCCTCCTCCTCCGAAAAAACTCATATATTTACCCTATCCATTTCTCTAGTTGTACGTGTTTCTTTTTCCATCCCCATTTTTTGGAAATTTTTTCCCAACCAGGTCTGGCCATTATACTCATTCTTTTACATTTATTAACTAATGCAAAATCTGTGACTGCTTTAATTAAATTATCTTCCCAAAGCTCTCTTCTTTTACCTGTGCATATAACAATTTCATATTGATTATAATTAGGCATTACACCTATTCTTCCAACACAAATACCAAATACTTTGTTTTCTTCAAATTCATCTGATCCAAACATAATCCAACACTGCATCATGTCTTTTTTTAATTCTTCTAAAACCCAAGAAGAATCTGCATATTTTCCTGAAAAAGCTAATGCTTCTGTAACCATAAATTCTGCTAACGGCCAAAATCTTTCAATATCTTTAGGCTCTAAAGGAAGAATACTTACTAAAGGTTTAATTTGTTTTTTGTTTGCTGTTGCCATTTCTATCCTTTAATAAATCAAAGACACGTTTGTATCTTTTTTGTTGTTCATAGAAATATTCGGCACCTTTTTCTCTCATATCTTTCATACTATTTGGATTTGCTCCAGCTATGATTCCAGCACCTAATACTCCATCTGCTCTTGTTACAAACTCTCCGTCTGCTAATTGAGCTAACATTGTATCCTCGTCTTTATCTCCTACGCCTTCTCCGTCTTCTACATAACCTGTTGCTCTAACGTAATTGTTAGCATCATTTTCGTCATGTGAAACTTTTGATGGAAGATAGTTAACACCACCTTCATTAAATTTTTTAATAGAAGCTATCCCACCCGTTCTTAATCTTTGTACATTCATTTGATAGTTACCCATTCTTGGATCTCCTATTCCTGCTTCTTCTGGTGAGTAAATTTTTTCATATGCCTTTTCTTGTCCGGTGTCCGGGTCTATGTATGTATAGCCAGGTCTTTGATTTTTAAGATCCAAATAACCCATATTATATCCAGGTGTATATATGTCTGTCGGTTGTGGATCAAAAGCACCGGCTAAATAACTTCCTCCAGCTATTAATCCAGAAACTTTATAAGGATCAAATCCAGAATTATCTTTTTTCATTAACATCATTTGTTTTAATTCTTCTAAACCAAATTGTTTTGCAGTTTCTTGTTTAACCGTTGAGTTTAAAATAGAATTTCTCATTCCTGGGGGTAACATACTTTGATCTTGTATACCTCCAGCTAGTGTCACTGGTGCTGATGCTGATACACCAGGTAACATTCCTGCTAAATTGTAACCACCATAAGCTCCTGCGGCAGCTCCAAAAAGTCTTCCTATTCCAGAAGCTCCTGACTTTTTAGCTCCTTTGTATCCTTGGTATCCGCCATATAATGCAGCAGCAATTGCTAGTGGATGTGGCATATAAATTTATTCTCCTTTTAAGATCTTAAAGTTAAAATAATACCATTTTACTAGGCAGGTTTCAACTCGTCCATAAACGAACCTTCATACTGATGTTCGCCTACATGAATGATTGAGTCATTAACATAAGCATAACATTCACCCCCTATATCCTTCCAAAGTTTACAGAAAGAAAAATCTTCACCTAAATAGGTTTTTGTTTCTGGGTCATGAATACAATCAAAAAAGTTCCACATATGCGGTTTGTTTACGTACTCTCCGTTGATAACCGTCTTTTGTACAATACCCTTATCTGGGTATTTTTCAATTAACTTACTAAAGACACTTCTTTTAATTAACATACAACCAGTAGGACTGTGAGTAACTTTTATAACTCCGTTATCTAGAGTTATGTCTTTGTGATTTTCTACTCTCATAGGATATGAATTAAATGATTTTTTTAAATCATCTACATTTTTAATACTATTGTTTTTAATTTTTTCCATGGCTTTTTCCCACATTATAGTCTTAAGTGGGTAAGGTATTGAAATAATATCCTTATCTTTTTTTATCATTTCAATAATACTTTTTGCATTAAAATAAATATCAGAATCAATAAAAAGCATATGGCTATAGTTAGATTCTAGAAAACCAGAAACACATAAATTCCTACCTTGAGTAATTAAAGAAGATTTTAATAATTGAAATGTAATTTTTATTTTTTCTTTAAAACATATTTGTTGTAATTCTAGTAATGCTTGTGTGTAATGTATTGAACATTCACTGTGTACAGGAGTTGCAACAAATAAAGATGTCTTCGGTGTCGTTTGTCCGGTGTCCGGTTTCCACATTGGAAGAGTAGCTTTTTCGTAAGGGTCCATTACTTTAACTTCTTTTAAAGTTTGATACGTATCCTTATTTATTGTTTCTTTCATTAATAGCTCCTTTCAAAAAATTAGTCCACTCTATTCCTTTTTTTTCCCAACTGTAAAATCTTTTATAAAATTTTTGTTGTTCTTCTAAATGATCTTGCATAAATTTTTCATGTAAATAGGAAGAAGCAACATCAATTGCTGCCGCAGTGTCCTTAGCCATTTGTTCGTAGTTAGTAGAATAATTAACATATACTGGCCACTCAGCACAGGTTTCATATAAGGCACCAAAGTTATTTGTAACAACATGCACCCCTGATGCTAATGCTTCTAAAGCTGAAACACATGAAGTTTCTTCAAATATACTTGGGTAAACAAACATATCATAGTTAGGCATCATTTCTAAAATATACTCATTAGGTTTGTATCCAATATAATTTACATTAGTTAATTTTTTAGCTTGTTCGTACAAAGCCGCAAAATCTTGACCACTTTCTTTTTCAAATTCTGAACCATATATTTTTCCAGAGCTATAAACATCTAAAGTGACATTAAGGTTTTCAACATCTTGCATAGCACGCAATAATACATTTAACCCTCTCCAGGGAGTGCAGTGATGAATAAGTTTAACAGGTGTTCCTTTTTTATGTATTTTTCGTATTGGAAAATTTTCAATACCGTTTTTAATAACTATTGATTTTTCCGTTGGTATATCAAATACCATTCTAAATTTTTCATAGTTCCAATGACTATTAAAAATGTACCAGTCATACTCATCGTGCCTGTCTTTGTTAGAGAAAAACTCTTGTAAATTAGGTTGATTCCAAGAATTTTTTTGCCACAAAATATTTATTTTATTTGGGTCTAAAGGAACTTTACCAGGTATAGATGTACAAATTTGAAATTGATCTAAAATATCTTTTGCTACATACTTTTGTAACATTTCCATTTGTATTTCAGTTGCACCTCTAGGTTCCATTATTCCTTTGTATGTGCGCCTAAGGTTACTTTTGTTACAGTTATTTCGAGGTCTTGTCTAAAATCATCCACAGTAGTGTCAGTATTGGGATCAGTAACATCAGAATTAAAATCATCTTTGTTAGCATATACCTTACCCGTTCTTTTGTTTTTAATAATTTCTTTTGCTTCTGCGGGTATTTTAATAAGATCACTCATTTTTGTCTACGACCCTGTCTATTATATTTTTTATTGTGTTGCAACTTCTTTTTTTTATTAAGACTTTTACAATGTCTTCTAGGTCTTTTTCTTGGTTGATCTCTTTCAACAAAGTCTTTAAATTTTCTAGCCATTTTCCTGTGATCTGTCTAGGAGCGCATAACTTATGACACCTGTTATTGTATTTGCTGTGGCCGCTTGAATTTTAAGAACATCATTTGCTTCCATGTTAAGACTTGAGGTTATTAAATTTCCAAAATTTTTATTTAATTGTGCGTGACTTATCTCTACTGCTGAACCACCAGACTTTTGTAAAAAGGCATCTACATTAACATTAGAAGCAGTCTTATGATTAGCTTGAAATGATTTTATTATAATAGTTGCATCTGCGGGACATGTAAGAACATCAGTTACATTAGTGCTTGTTAAATCAAATGTTGTACTTTTATATCTTACTGTCATGACATAAAGTAATTAAACGAATCTTGTTCATTTTTCAAGTCCTGTTGAAAAGAAGTATTTAATTGATTTTCAATAGTTGCAAGTCCTTGGTTTATCTGTCTAAAACCTTCTACTGTATATTCTTGTGGTGGTTCAGGAACGTATACATTTATTTTAGCCATTATCTTCTTCCATCTGGATTAACGTCTGCTCTAAATGTACCAAATCTCCAAGTTTCATTAACAGCTGTGTTTTGTATTTTAATATTTGCAAGTCTTCCTCTAGCTCTAGTATCTATTTTTTGCGTGGTTGAGTTTATAGTAAAAGGCCCTAATTGTGAAGAAGTTCCAGCATCTACAGGAAAATTTTTTAGAAAAATTGTGACTATAGCATTACCCTGAAGGTTTTTAAAATCAGGTAAGAATCTGCTTACTCTTAATAAATATTCCCCATCTCCATCTGTTGGTAAATCAAAGTCACCTGATTGTATGTAAGCTGGAATTGCTGTTGTTGTACCATTTAAATCTACTTCATTATTACCTACTTCATGTGCATAGTATAAAGATGCACCAAAAGTATTTGTCGCCCCACTTAAAATAGGTAACGATGGTGTACTTGTTGTAGTATATTCAGTTGCATAAGGCACGTCATAAGTACTCGCATCTGCATAAGAACTTCTAGCAAGACTCATTGTTGACCAAGTATTTTCTACATAATTATAAGTTACTGATCTATTATTTTGTGTAGCAGGATTTCCCGAAGGTGTTCCTGCAGGGTAGAACCAAATTATTTCATTAAATAAAGAATTGTGCGATGCATAAATTATTTCATTAGAAGAATAATTTACTCCCACATTTGATCCGGTGGTCGTGAATACAAAATCTTCTACAAGTGATGGAAGTAATTTAACTGTACCATCAAATACAAAGAACCCTCCTCCTGCGCCCATCCAATAAACTCTACCATCTGCATAAACAACTGCGTGTTGACCTATACATCCACAGTTAGAACCTACTTGTCTTATTGAGAAAGTAAATGGAGGACCAACAAATTGCATAGTATAAGCTGCTTGGTCCGTTAAAATTAAATTGTAGTCTTTACCAGAAACTGCAGCTACGATTTTGTTACCTGTATCTAATCTAAACGTACCTGCTGTATTTACTGAAGTAGGTTGATAAACACTAAAATTTTCTTGATCACTAAATCTTATAAACATAGGGTCTTGAGTAGTTGCATCACCTATAGTTGTTTCAGTTCCAAAGTGAACAACGTGTCTATCTCTATCTGAAGTTATAGTTAATCTTGTTGCTGTTGGAGCTCCGCTCATGACTACAGCTCTATTCTCTAAAGGATTGGATACACCTGGATTCCATACAAAAGTTTTACCATCTTTAACAGTTGCAATTAGTTGCTGGCCAAAGTTATCTAATGACCATGTACCAGGATCAAGAACAACTGAAGAAGTTGTAGAACCAGAGCCCCAAGTTAATCTACTCCACGTACTTGTACCCCAACCATAACCGTAAGTTTGAATTGTAGGCCCTATCTCTTCGTAAGGATTAATAGTAGCACCACCTGCGGTAGACATACCTGTGCCAGTTTCATTAGATTTCATTTGTACTGTAAAAGTACTTGTAGTTGGTACGGTTAAAATTTCAAAAGTAAAATCTTGGAAATTAGCAACTGTAAAACCTGTTGCACCACCTCCCGGTAATGATACGGAAGTAAATGTAATATACTCACCAACGTCCAAACCATGACTAGCTTTGGTAACGGTTACTACATTTGAGTTTTGCGTTGATGTAAGAGTTGCTCCAGTTATTGCTGTTGCAAGTGGAGTGATGTCGTAAAATTTATCTTCATAATAAATATATAATGCTTTTGATGTACCGAGGGCTGCGTACCTTCTACCTTCTAAATCAGTCCAAGTATGCTGCGCACGTGTGGGTCCTGATATTGTATTAGTCCCTATAGCTTGAAAGCCACCAATTTTTTCAGGTTGACCATATCTAAATCTTACAAAATCACCATCAATCCATTGTCCTTCTGCTCCTGAGGGTGTATCTGCTTTATTAAATCCTGGTGCAATTCTTACGTTTGTTAAAGCCATGCAGCTATTTTACATCATTTTAAAGCTTCATCCAAGTCGCAGGGGAAGGTATATTATGTTCAGATTTAATACCTTCTTTCATAGTCAACATAATATCTCCTGATATAGATAGTCTTGGTATATCTTTTGTATTCTTTCCTGTTTCGTGAAACATCATTGAAGGAAATATAATTACATTTCCTGTTTCTGCAGGATATTCTGCTTTACCATAATTAGTGTTATCCCACTCTGTAAAATAAGGATCTCTTTTAGGTATTGTTAGTCCAACTTTATGTGCATCATCATCTAATAAAAAAAGGTTTCCTTGTTCATGCGCTTGTGGGTAATAGACAAAACTAAAATGGCTACTCATATGTCTATGGTAAGCAATATGCTGTTCTTTAATTGATAAAGTTGCCCATGATTTAGTTATGTATATTTCAAATAAATCTAAATTATATTTTTGTGCAGACAAACAACCTTGTATTACTTTAGTTAATTCCACATATAATTCTTTAAATCTTTTATCTTTATGTAAGTTATCATCAATTGATTGTAACTCTTTTGGTTTTATATCTGTTGTTTTAGAATATTGAGAATTGGTTGGAGTAATATCTTTTAGTATTAAGGGTACAATTTTTTTATTTATATCTTCAAAGTTTTCTAATTTAGTTATGTATATTGGATAACCAAACCATTTAGATATATTTGCCATAAGGCACTATACTATGATACTCTTAAAAATCTATATTGAATTTCTCCACTACCGCCAACACCACCATTAGTTTCAAAAAACGTACCAGCTCCTGCTAAACTTACTTGAGCAGCTCCACCTCCACCACCAGAACCTCTAGTACCTGCTCCACCGGCAGTACCTGTTCCAGAAGAAGATCCTCCAGCGCCACCATTTACATTACTTGAATATGAGGCAGCACCAGTGGATCCACCAATTCTACAGTTATCTCCGCTACAGTTTCCATTATTTCCTCCAACAGCACCATTACCAGATTGATTAAAAGTTCCAACAGGTCCACCATTTAAACTTGTTACATTTACAGTTGATCCATTTGAATCTCTAAAAGTTCCTGAAGTAATAGCTGTACCATTAATAGTGGCTGAACCAGCAGACCCTGCAATGTTATTTCTAAGAGGTGACCCACTTGAAGCACTTGCTCCACCACCTGCAGCTAATGTAAATATTGATCCACTACTAGATGCAGAAAGAGTTGAACTTGCTCCAGCACTTGCTGACCCATTAAATTTACTTGATTGACTATTTTGTGCAGCACCACCTCCACCTATTGCATAACTTATAGTTTCTCCTTGTGTTACACTAAAAATTTTATCAGATACAAAAGCACCAGATCCGCCACCAGCACCAGCAGATTCACCACCTGCTTTATCGTAAGCGGCTCCAATCATAGCACCACCACCACCACCAACTGCAGCTTGAATATGAATTGCGTTAGCTTGAGCCGGAACTGTAAATGTTCCTGATCCACTTGATAAAGTTGCAAAAGAAGTTGCTTCAAAAGCACTAAAGACTAATTTCCAAACTCCTGATACTTTGCCGTAAATTTCATCAGCTTCTTTCCAAGCACCAGAAACTTTGCCATAAGCATTTTCTATTTCTTCAAATGTTC